CAGTGGCACTGAACAGGCCAGGGGTGAAAGTATTGGCCGTGTCTCCCAATGCTGTAGTGTCCAGCATGTTCACGGAGGTGTCAAGCGTCCAATTACGAACTTTCGACACTTCGCTGCCACCAAGACGCAGCTTGCCAGTGCGACCAGTATAGAAAGGCATTGTCTCAAAGCTTTTGTTTTAATCTTAGCACTTTTGAGAATGATTAATCAATACGATAAAGCGATGGGTCAAAACGTACAATTTTTGATTTTGTTTGACCGCCTTCTTCTTCGCAAGGATGCTCAATAGCCCTCACGGTAATTTCGCCTTCTTCTTCCATTGTCACTTCCGTCACGCGGAAAACACGTTTCGTCGTCACTGCGTTGCCCAGGACAAACAGCCATCCTTCATAAGGAGCGAATGATGCTGATTGACTATCTGTCACTGACACTGAAAGCTTGACAATTCCTTCGTTAGGACTGCCGCTATATAAAAGCGCCGTGTAAGAGCCATTAATTGGATCTTCAGCCAATGGAGTGTTCAGTCTGCCATCTGCCTCGACAATGCCGCTGCGAAAATCGTCCCACTGGTTCTGATCGGTTTGAACATAGATGTAGCTGCCAGGTTCAATGGGACTTTCAGTGGGAAATGTTTTAAATTCCACGGCCCGCCTTGAAAGCCTACGCTGCTGGCAAAGCAGCATTCCATAATGCAGCGCCTGCACTCTTCTTGTGACAAAATCCGATAAGTTAAACGTCTGACGAACGCTATTGCTTTCTGAGGCATCAGCCAGCATTATGGTCAAGCTTGTATTACCTGGGAACACATTGTCATTTTCTGTGTTGCGATAGACAATGGTCGCAATCAAATCTTGCGTATTGTCGCCATAGTCAAGAAACTCTTCTTTGTAACTGTCCTCAAGAATGTTTCCTTGATTGAACAATGCGGAAATAGAAATGTTTCTGGTGATATTGCCAAAAGCGTCATAAGGCACGGCTGGAACCAGCGTTTCTTTCCCGCCAATTCGCGCAAACTCAAGAAGAGAAAATGGTGCAACAGTGCTCCAAAATTCTCGCCATGATTGTGGCTCAGCAATCACGCCGTCCATGCAGTAGCCATTGGTCCGGCAGAATTTCTGAGCCAGCCCAAGACGAACGGTGTCTATGCCGTTGACATTGGCATAGGCGCCAATGCCATTTTTCTCATCAAGAATGGTATCAAGAAAAATTTCAGGAGCATAGCTTGTTGACGAAACAAGGCTAGACGAATAGCTTCCACCATCCGAAAGCTTCCGAACCTTCTTGCCTTTTGTCACCCATGCGCTAAGAGAGCGCAAATCTTGCACGCCTTGTCCGCTGTAGATATTCAGACCAAGTAGAACGAGATCTTGGTAAAGATTTGGCGAGAAGCTTTCAAGTTGCTGCTCAGTAACTGCCACCAATGAATTTTCAGGGCCACTGTCAAACGAGAAAGAAATTTGCGTGTCAGAACGCAGCGAGAAAAGCCCCCATTCATCAACAAATTTTGGCGTGCGATTTAGGCGGGGGCGCAGGCGAATAGTTTGGCGAATTTTGCCACGAAAAACTAATTGATGCCCACCATCAAGACTGACGCTATTTTGTTCATCATTCAATCCATAGCCAAATGTACGGAGATAAAGCATGTTAATTTGCTGCGCATCATTATGAGTGCGCAACTCTGCAGGTAAATCAACAATAGGTTCAAATTTAAACTGCCATTTTTCTTTCGATGCAGCAATGAAACGAAGGTGAGTGTAAATGTCCACTTCTTTGCCATTGCGAATGGCTAATACAAACTTTGCTCTTGTATATCGCGTGTCAGTTGGCTTTTTGTAAAGCATCCAAAACATGGACGTGCGATTGCGCACACCATTATCGCTATCCTTATGTCCTTGCATATCAGTTTCGGCATATACGCTTTGCCGTCCTTGAATGCGCTGGAAGATTTTGCTCTTAAAGCAAAAATTAATAATGTCGCATTTAGTAGTAGCTTCGTAGCTAATTTCGTCAATTTTGGCAATACATTTAGTGTTGAAATAGTCGTTCCAATTGTCTGTATTTTTTAATTCAGCCTCGGTTTCGCGTAATTCTCTAATGGCTTCGTCGTATCGACGCTGCCAATCCTGCTGTGCAGCCGTCTCTGCAGGAATGTCTCTCTGGTTGCGAATGAGTTCATCAATGGCGCGTCTAATTTGACGGCGCTCTCTGCGCATGGCGCGTAGTTCGTCTCGCAAGCTTGTAGCAGGTGATTCATCAAACAATCCTTCCTGAATCGCCTGAGGCATAAGCCTCCGAACAATATTATTAAGATTTTTACGGCTTTCCTTCTTCGCAGTGGTTTCGTTGCGAATGTTTATTTTTTTCTCATCGCGCCTTTCGCGTAGCTTTTGAATTCGCTCTCTTTGGCTATCGGTGAATGGTCTTTCGGCTAATAGATCTTGAATGCTTGAATTAATATCATCCAGCTCTTCTCGCCTTGCATCAATAATCCTGTTTCTTTCTCTGACATCATTTTCTAGTCTGTCAATCTCATCATTTGCCTGACGAAAAGCTCCTGTTTCATCCAAGAGATCTCTAAAATCTTTAGACGAAATATCTCCCTTGCGGATTGCGGAGGCTCTTAAAATATTTTCGTCTAATTGCTCCAAGCGATTAGCGTATTGATCAATTTGCTCGGCGGTGGCACCACTAATTTTTTCGCTAAAAGCAATGCCTTTTTCTATATTTAAATCAGCAATAAGAGCCTCCAGTTCTCTTTTTCTCGCTCTAAGTTCTTCTCCGTTTTGCTGGTAATTTAAAGTGCCGTAATCCTCTTCGCACAACACGCCTGCCTCTACGCATTTAAAAGTAAATTGTCCTTCTACATCGCTACCGCTTTCAATATTACTAGAAATCATCTTAAGCTTGGCAGCGCCAAGCTTGTACAAACTAGAAGAATCAAAAACAGTAATATAAGAACTGCGTAAATCTACCGCCGCTCTCTCTACGTCCTCATCAATACGCTTGCCATCATCCTCTCTGAAAATGATTGTCAACTGACTATCTACTGGCAATGCAGGACGCACTCCTACTGCAGGCCATGTATCAGGCCAGTAGTTTCCTCTACCAGTTAAATTCACGCCAAGTTGATCGCGTTCTTCTTTCCCCTCATCATCTCGATCCTCCACTTGCACCCTAATTGGTACAACGTCATACACCCCCAAGGAAGTGGCAGTAGTAGGAGAAAACGCTTGGCTAAAACCTTCTGGCCTTTGAAGTCCAGACGTGTTGGCTTTATACACTGCATCAGCGGGAGTGATGCCTTCACGCGATGGATCGTCTGCGTTAAGCGGCTCTGGATACCTATTGTGAATGAATGCAAGGCGTCCACCATCTGGCTGTGCATAAAGCCAGAAGCGCTGAGCAGGAATATCTCTTAATGGTGTTTGACCAAAAGCCGTGCGACCATAGCCAAATTCTTCAATGGGACCAGCTCCGACCACTGCAAGCATTTGCATGAACTGGCGAGAGCCAAGACTATGCACGGCAGACCACACCAGCGAAGTATTAACTCTTACACCGCCAGCAGGATTTTCGGAATTGTTTGTATAGACGAGATTAACTGGGTCTCCATAACGCGCCACTTCTTGAAAAGAATTGAAGCCATAGCGAGGCGCAAAGAAAAGATTGCGGCTGCGTCGCCCCATCGTTGCACTAGGGGCTTCTGGCTTGGGAGCAAGCAACGCTGCACCAACTTGCGCCAATGTTCCAACGATGGTAAGAATAAGCGCAACAGTTCCAGGGTCTATGCCATTTCTTACGTCAAGAATAGTTCCTTCCTTATTGTCACGGTAATTTAACCGCGCCAGATAGAACTGCCAGTATTCTTCTTCGGAAATCTGAAGAGCATCAATTAGAGCGCGTTCGTAAGGAAGGAGGCGTCTCATTATTTAATATCAGGCAGCATTTTGAACAGCTTCAGCGATGGAAAAGATGACGACCAGAATGATCGCCCTCCTCGCGAAACCGTAAGTATTCCCCCATCATAGGCCACGCCAACTGCTATCTCGCCTCCCGGCTTTGGCAGAATAATCGCCACATTGCCATCTTCTCTTTCCCTCGTCCTTTTGCCATTGTTAAATAGCCATCGGACAATTCTCTTCATTGGTAAATTGCCAGAATCATATTGGTCATATGCCCATCGAAAATCCTCTTCATAATCATGAAGACCAAGGCGACGCCTTGCTTCGCAAACAAGCATAAAGCAATCAGTTTTTCCTTCGCCTTCAGAAAAACGAGCCCTTCGTTTGTACTCAAGGCCAATTAAATCGTTAATCATCTCAGGCTAATTTCTGCATTCAATGGCAAAAATCCAACGTTTTTGGACGAGAATGCTTGCCTTGGGAATGATGCGCCAACACTATCCATTGCACTCCTGAAGCGTAGTTCTACAGTGGTATCGTCAAAGGAAGCGCCAACACCCACGTAAAATTCCTCGTATTCGGCAGTCTTGGTATAGCTGCTGTAGTCAGCGATAGAACCAGTTGTCGCCATCCACACTGTTTTCAATGAAAGCTTGCTAAGGCGATTGCCTTCTCCGTTTTCAACGAGCGCAATAGTAAAAGCGCTATGTGGAAATAATACACGCAATAAGCTATTCTCTCCATTCAAGGAAGATAACGCTCCTTCCACGCGAAATGGAGCGTGTCTATACGTTGGCGATGCAGTGCCCGGAATGGCCACTACGGAAGCGCCCGTATTGAAGAAATAGTTTTGATAGTAGTGCGACTGTCCGTTAGCGGTTTCTATGAAAAGAAAATGAGCAATGTGAACTGAGGTTTCCATTATCAAGCGCCAGAATAATCAAGCTCGCCGATCAGTCTCACTGTAACAGTGCTTCGCCCATTGAACACACTTTCCACTTGAGGAGGTTCAGCGTATTCCCAAAGAATATTTGTGGGAGTCTGCACAACGCCTTTCAGCGTTGTGCTCATGCCAGAAAACACGTCATCAGGAAGAGCGAAACGGACATAGCTGCCAAATTGGCCATAGTAATGATCGAGGATGGCTTTTGTATTGGCGTCAGAAATATTTTCAAACTGAAGATCAATGACATGACCAAATGACCGATTGCCAAACACTCTTTTAACAGTTGCTCCCGAAAGCCCGCGATAAACTTTCGTAGGAAATTGCCCTGGAGAATAAGAACGTCCAGTTGGTCTAATGGAAGGGAATATTGCCATCAGCGGATACCAATACTAGAACGAGTGGAAGGGCTTTGCTTGATCTTATCGAGCGTCATTGACATGCCTCGTTGAGCACCGCCTGCAATGGAAGCACGACGAGTTTCTGCCATTGCCTGCTCTAATTGTTCCCTGCTAACGTATTCTACGCCATTAATCTTAGTTGTTTCAAACTTCATGCTCAGAGAAGGCGCCTGAGGCATGCCTGGGGCGCCATTGCCCATGAGGTCACGGGCAGAACGACCACCAAGCTGCACGGGGATGGAACGACCATCTGGGAGGGGAACAACAGCTTCGTTGTATTTACCTTCGCCGACCAAGCCGAGGGTGGGACCACTGACAACACCGCCATTCGCAAAAGCTTGGAAGCCGCCCGGAGCGATTCCTCCATTTGCAAACGCCATCCCTGCGGGCATTTGAGCCACGGGGACATCAACGCCTTGAACAGGGGCGCTTGCGCTCCCTCCGCCAAGACCTGCAAACATTTTTGCAATACCAATGGCAATGTAAGTGGCAATCATCTGCGAAGCTGCTTGAGACAAGGCTTGGCCAACGCTTTGCAAGAAGCTTGCAAACACTTCCTTGGCAGTAGCAGTGCCGGAGATCATACTTGTAATGCCTTCCGTAAGCACGTTGGCAAATGCGCCACTCACGCCATTAATAGCCCCTTGAATTCCCTCAAAGACACTCCTAAGTTGCATTGCTTGAGTTTCTAGTGTGGCCATTTGCGAAGCGTAATCAACATTGCCTTTGCTTTCAAGCATTGCGCTTTCAAAAACAGAAGCGGCTTCGCCCGTAAATCCGGCTCGCAGACCGCCGCCAATCATGCCTATTTCTGTTCTCTTAGTTTCTAGTGACTGTCGCAATTCTTGCTCTTTCCTTATTTCTTTTTCTAGGCCAAGAAGACGATCAAGCTCGGCGGCTAATTCTATAATTTTTTTCTTTCTTGCTTCAGTAAGCGGAATATCTTCTTCTTTTACTCCTTTTAATTGTTCAAATAGTGCCAGCTCTGCTTGTTGCGTTTTTGTTATTTCTCCGCTTGCAGTATTTAACGCATTAATTTCCAAGGTAATTTTTTGAATTTGTTTTTCGTAGTCTTCCGTGATGCCAAAAAGGTCCCCTAGCACAGCTTTATTGTATTCATATTTCAAGCTGCTGCGTTCGATCTCTGCCGTTTGATTTGCCTCTGCCATTGCAAGCTTTGCATCGGCTTCGGACATTTTGCCCTTTTCCGCTCTTACTTGCTTGAGCTGCTCCTCAATAATCTTTAATCCAGTCTCGTATTCCCTGGATGCAATATCTAATTCTTTTTGCCTTGAATTCAACTTATCACTAGTTTCAATGGCAAGTTTTTCTTCCCTCAATCTCGCCCTGAGTATTTCAATGACTTTGCTGTTGTAATCAGTGAGTCGAGTTTTCTTCTCTTTTGTTTTCTTCCCTCCGGTGATATTATCTAAATTTATGCCAGCACCGGGTCCGCCAAATACAAAGTCTCCACCAGCGGGAGTAGCAGCAGCATCAAGAGCAGCTTGTCCACCAGCAGCAGCAAATTGAGCTTGCAGTTGCTGCCGTCTTGTTTCAAGCCCGCTTTGAGCAGCGCCACGACGCCTTCCTCCGCCGCCCGCTGCGATTTGTGCATTAACGCGATCAAGCTCAGCTTTGATTTCAGCAACGCCCACCATGCCAAGCAAACGTCTGATTTCGCGAATCGCGCCACTAAAAGCCTTCATAATCGCAGTGCTAACATTCACTGCAATTTTTACAATTCCGCCAACAATGCGAGCAAATTCAGTGACAAACACTGCCCAGTCTTTTAAATATTGTCCAATAAACTCCTTGTTTTCATTTACCCAGCTAGTGAATCCTCTGATTGTCTCGGTGAAGAAATCTTGGAAAACAGCGCCCGCTGGTCCCAATGCAGATCCAATAGCAAGCTGCATATCTGCCATTGCCTTTTCAAGGCGCCTTCCGGCAAATTCAGGACCAGTAGCGAGACGCTCCGAGAACTTCGCGTAATCCTCGTAATTCTTTTCGGCAAATTCAACAAAATCTCCAACTGTTACTTTGCCTTGCTCAAGACTTGATTGAAGCTCGTCAAAACTCATCTTGTTTGCTTGCGCAAACTTAACCACGGCACCAGGGAATCGCTCGCCAAGCTGGCCACGCAGTTCTTCTGCCTGTACGCTTCCCTTGCTAAAAATTTGCACCACAGCACGCATGGCGCCGCTCACATCTTCCAGTGATCCACCAGTGGAGGATACAGCTAAGACCACGCCTTCAAGAATTTGCTGCGTATCTTTAACGGTCAAACTGTACTGCTTTGTATTCACTCGCAATTGAGTGAACTGACGATACACCTGCTCAATGGGAACAACAAGTGTATCGCTGCTTTCCTTGATAGCCTGTTGAGCTTCAGCAAAATCTTTAGCGTCAATAGAAGCCAAAGCAAGGCCACGCTGAAGCTGAGCAATAGTAGCAGCGCCCTGAGTAACGCTCGCCATCATTGCCCCAATATTGTCAGTAAGTTGTCCAATGGCAGCGCCAGTAAAGGCGCCAGGCACTCCTCCCATCAGGCCGCCTGCAATACCGCCTACCGCACTGCCAACGCCACCACCAAGACCTCCGCCATAAAGAAATGCACCGCCAGCAGCGCCCATGCGCTGCCCTGTCGTAAGCGGACGGCGAGTTTGCTTTTCAATGGCTTGCTCGGTTTTGACGATTTCAGCATTAACTTTTTTCCACTCTCCCTCGCTGGGAGAAATCTCGCGAGCGCGATTGCGAAGAATGGTAAGCTTTGCTTCTAAGGCATTGAGGCTGCCAGGAGAAAATGCACCAAGATTTTCAGTGAGCTGAATATTTTCGGCCAGTTTATCGGCTTTCTGTAAATCAAAATTAAGCCGTGCAATTTCCCTCTGTAAATTTGTCCATGCTTCAGTGTTTGGCTGAATCATGGAAGCGCTTATTTTCGCCGCCTGAATCTCGCGAGATAGGCCAGCGAAAGATTCCTGAGGGAAAGCCCCTGCCTGCGCTCGCAAACCGATTGACTGGGCCGTCATTCGGCCCATTTGTCTTTCTCCTTCTAATTGACCAATTTGAGAAGCTTTTACGCCGAATGCAGGAGATCCAACTGGGAGCTTGCGAAGTTGGCGTTCATACTTCGCTATTTCTTTGTCTAGCTGCTTAAATGTCGTATTAAGCTGCTGCGTGAGCTTTGTATCGTCAAGCTTAATTTCAATGGGCTTAGACGTGCGGACAGCTTCAGTGAGAGCTTTATTTACCTTGTCAATTTCTTGCGCAACGCGAGAAGCATTGGTAGAAAAATCAATTCTGTAAGTTGCCATAATTAGCGCCCTCCATTGCGAAGTACAGTTTCAATTACAGTATCAATTTCATCAAGCGTTGGTTCTGTCCATGGACGAGCAGGGTAAGCTCTTCCTGTTTTTGTTCTTCCCCCATCATGAACAAGCTCGGCCACATCATCTTCCCAAACAAATTCAGTTATAGATTTACCGATTTGCCGTCTTTGCTTGCTTTGCAAAAGAGCCCCAGTGTCAACAATGTCACGAGGGCTGCCAACAATTTCCCCATTTTTGCGTCTCGTTCTATTTTCCGCATCTTTGTTCTCCCATAACCATTTCTCGCTTGTCATCTGCTGGTCAAAGTCTTTGTCAGCCCAGTCCATCGCTCTTTCAAAAGTACGTTGATTGATCCCCCTTAGTTGCCTTAGTTCATTTCCTTCGAATTCTTGTACGTTCATGCCGACAGCACGCCTTGCTCCTTTTGACAGCGAAGACAAGCCATCAAGAAGACGACCAATTGCGCTATCAGCTCTAAACGCATTACTTTCAAAGCGAAGCTGATAGGCCATTTTAACAATGCACTAGATGCTATCAACAATCTAACATTTCAGCGTAATTCAGCGCCTATCATCCCTACAATCGCTGGCGGCATTTTTTCGTTCTTTAACGCCCATTGCAGAGCTTCTTTCGTGCTTTCTTTAATTGACGCGGAGCCGTTTTCAATCTCAAACGGCAAGAATTGATCCAACTTGACCCTATTTCCTTTGCCTCCCAATGCAGAACAAACAACCATTGCAAGCTTTGCCGTCGCAACGCTTGAAGCATTTGTCCTACGCTGCATTGTTTCGTAATAATGTTTTAACACGTCTGCCAGTAATTTCACTGGAAGGCGCGAAAAATTAGCGGCCTGAAACAATGGATCGGAAAGTTGAAGGCTTGCTAACTGACAAAATACTTCAGTCCAATCAGTGGCATTGTCAATAGCAAGCTCGGCTTGCTCGGCAAGCCGCTCTATTAGTTTTTTGCTTCTTCTTCTCCCTCATCAATAGTATCTTCAATTCCTTTATCTTCAGCCGCCATAAAAGCTTCCACTTGATCAAGAAGCTCCTTGGGAAGCATTTTTGTATCCTCCATGGACCAATCATCGGTGGGAGTCCATTTCTTACCCTGTAACACCTCTCCACGATTCTTGAAGAAGATAGTAATCAATTCACCAAATTGCTCACGAGGGGAAGGAAGCGATGCCATTAATGCAATTGATTCTTCGGAATATTCCTGCAGAATGCTTTGTCCATCTCCACCATTTTGCAGCAATGCAAAAGCTTCCTCTTCGTCAATGCTTTTTTCTTGTGCAATTTTTTTGGCTAGGGCTATAGCACGCAGAGTGAATTGCGCTCGCTTCTGCCCTTGCTCTTCTCGTGTCCAAGCTTCTTCGGCTAACCAACTTCCATACTTGCGCAGCCTTAGGCAGTCTCCAATTTCTACATACTCCGCGTTGCTCAGCAGAAAAATGTTGGAATACTTGCTCATAATAGTCTCTATTGCAACGGAAGTCTAGCATTGAGAATCCTCATCGGCACTCCATTGCCGATCGCCTTAAATGGCAAGCTCACTTCTATTTCTTCTTTGCCAAAATTAAGCACAATGGAAGATGGGCAATTAGAAAGAAAGCAAGCTAAGCCCGCCTTGACGAATAAGTCATCCTTGCTTGCGTCAAAAAGCCAAACCTTCTCGCACTTGCTTTTAACTAATTTCATGAACGAGGATATACATTTAAAAGTTCTGTGTCAGGAATTCTAATGCGATATTGTCCATACACAACATCACTTTCTGGACGAAACGAAAATTGGGCGTCAGGAAAACGCCTTGCCATTCGTTCTGCCGCTTGCGCCAATGCAGAAGAATTGGGCGTATAGTCGACAAGTACTACTGTCCACTGTTTATTGTTTTGCACTTTTCCTACCATGGCTCTTGGGCTTGTTGCCGGAAATTCTTCAATCGTCACTTCAAGCCCTTTTGCTTTCCATGCACTAGGAACGCTTTGCCTACCCACTACATACACAGCAGGAAGCGTGGAATTATTTGGCAATGTATAAGTGCCAATAAGATTGGGCGATGCAGAAAGCAGTTCAGTAACTGTCTCGCGCAGTTGTGAAATGTTCATTAAAAAGCCTGTTCCCGTAGGAACAGGCTAGCGAAAAACAACGGAAAGGAATCAGGAATTAGGAGCGGTGGGGATGATGCTGCCAGTTTCGGAAGCATTCTGGTGAATACCAATGCGGCCACGGCTGGTCAAATCAAATGTCACTTCCACGAGGTTATCAGCAGGATAGCTCTCGTTGTAGTTCATCACGCAAGCAACAAATGCCACGCGATCGTAGTAGTAAGTGTTGCCCGAAGCGCCAAGCTGCTTGTTGATTTCCACGTACACTTCGTGGTTCTTGTCGTAACGGCTAGCACTCACCACTTGGAAAGCTTCGTCAAAGCTGTTCGGCAGGAACACGGTGCCGTCAACATCCTTCTGGAAGTAAGAGGTGATGGAGGCGGTGGCTTGACTGGTAACGATCACGCTATCAGCAAAACCGCCACCACCTAGCAGATAGAATTCTTGGTTGCCATCATTGAAGGCAACGGAAGCAGTGGTAGCTGCTTGCAGTGTGTAGAGAGTGGGAGCGCCGCTAACGGTGAAAGTGGCGCCACTTTGAGTGATAACAGGACGAGAAGTGCCGCCAATGGAGCCCACGCGGACAATCACGTCCTGGCTCTTCACTAGCTCAGTAGGATGGTAGAGCATGAGAAATTCCTCAATGGGAGAAGAGAGTTAAGCGTTGTCCACGCTTCCTTTGCCAATCAGTCTAAAAATTCCCCTAATTGGCGTGCCTAAAAACTGCCAATAGTGAATAGCAATTTCTTCATTAGGCAATAGTTCAAATCTCCCTTCTCTCCCATTGATTGTGGCAAGCGCGGAATCACCAGGCGTCACTCCAGACAGCGCCAAAGGTGACGTGAGACGCCCTTCCATGTACACTGCAGTTTGATCGGCCCCTAATAAATAGTCAAAACGGGGATCGCGCTTCTGCCTTAATGAGGCATAATGCACCACCCCCGTTGCGACGGGCACGTAATTACCAGTTTCGCTGTCAAAAGCATAGCCCGAAGCCACGTGAAATACCAAGGTGGCATTAGCAAGTGGCTCCAGAAAGTTGCTCACACGACAAACCCAACAGAAGAAAGAGGAAGATTGTTGGTCATTCGTTTAAACTCCTGACCATATTGAGTGGCGTCAAGCCCCTCACCATATACCTTGCCGTCAGTGGCACCAATTTGAATGCCCATTTGAGCAAGTTGAATGGCAATGATATGAGCAGCAAGGAATTTGACTGCTCTATCAGTTTGATCCCCAAACACATCGCTAGAGGCATCGTAAGAAGCTTCTGCAATGGCACCATTGACAATGCCAGAAGGATGTGGACTGAATTCAGGGAAGCGCTCAAGAAAGCTTGCGTAGGTAACTGCCATAATCAGGCTTTCCCAATGCGAATGGCTTCAACGCGCTTTGCAATGGCATTCCTTACGCGAATGCGCCCTTCGATCTTCTTCCAATCTGCCAGACGATCTGGATCATGGATGAGTTCAATGGCGCGGATGGCTTGTGTAAGGGGAAGTTCGCTAAGG